CAACATCTTGGAAGGAGCCTCCTTGTCTTCCAAAGCCGCCCATAGATTGCAATAGACCAAACCCACCCTGCACAGCATTGCCAAGTTGATTTTGAGCCAATACGCCGCCAGCTTGAGCAGCGCCTTGTTGACCCATTAAGTTTGCGACGTTCGCGCCTGTTTGCATACCAGCGTTACCAACTCCAGCCGCTGCGTTTTGGCCTAGGCTTGTCAGCCCACCTAAGCGCGCATATTGGTCTTGGATTGTCTGTGCAAGTAAAGCAGGGCGAAACTGAGCCAATGCCGCTTGGGTGTTTCCACCTCGTAGCCCACCTGTTGCCGATGCATTTTGAAGCATTGCATTCTCGCCCTGTTGCAGCATGGCGGTGTACTGTGGAGAGCCTTGAAGGGCTGATATAGCGCCTTGCTGTGCAGGTGCACCCGATAGACCAAGTAAGGCCTGTTGCTGGCCTAATGCGCTTTGTCCTGCTTGTGAATATGGTTGTAGGAGCTTTTGAATAGCATCGAACTGCCTGCGCTGCTCATCAATTCCACCCTGTGCGGATGTTGATTGAATGTTAGCGGCTTGGCTTGCTGATTGTTGACCTTCAAGCGCACCGCCTAAAGATGATCCAATCATGCCGCCCAATGGCCCACCGCCTAGAAAGGTTCCGGCTATGCCGCCAATTGCTGAAAGTAAACCCATTGGACAATCCTTTTTTCAAGATGCCGCTGGTCGCAAATATTCTCAGCGGTCACATTTTACAACATTAGGTTATTTCTCTGCCAGATATTCGCAAAGTGATTGAACTCGCTGCACTGGCAATGGTAGAAATAAATCCACCCGAATCTAGCGTATGGCCTACTAGCTCGGGGAGTGTGTAGGTTTCGCCGGGTGCAATGGCTCGTGCGCTTACCAGTAAGTTACTAGCGCCAGCCGATCCGCTCGCCGTTACGACGTTTACCGATAGCGTGACATTGCCCGCCGTGGTGTTTGTGGCTGTGGCTTTGTCAATCACTGCCCTGCAATTGGTAGCGGTGTATTGTGTGGTTTGTGTGTTTTCTGCTTGTTTAGCAGCAACTAATACTTTAGATGTGACTGTCATATCTTCCTTTACCAAGCTGGTATATATCTGGTCGTACCGTTATCATTTATAGGTATCCACTTTGTTGGATTGCCTGCGGTTGGTCCGTTGGTCATAGTGGCCGCGGCTGCACCTGATCCGTTTGTCAGTGTGACAGACGAATCTATCAATCGCCCGGTGTTGTTTTTCAGGTCTGAGGTAATAGATGCCCCGGTTGCTATCGTGATAGACCCGTCTGAATTAGTGATTGCGATGTTTGACCCAGCCGTCAAACGTGCGTTTTTCCACACCCCCACGGTTGCGTCATAAATCAACAAACTTCCAGCCAATACAGTGGGTGTTATTTGGACGTTGTGCAGTTCGTCAATCTCGTAGCCATTGTCAACCTTGACGAATATCTTCCCCTGAGTGACGTGAGCGTGAATGACAAACCCGACGATAACCGTGTGAATCGGTGCGGTTGGCTTTATATTCGTCACCCTGCCAGCAGTAGTGCCGGATAAATAAAGAATATCCCCGTCTGCCCAAGTTTCACTTTGCAGTGATCCGGTTGTATTTATGTCTCGCACTATTCCGCTAGTAGTTACGAATCCCTCTAAATTGTTCGCAATGTTTTCAGTGACTAACCCGATAGTGTCGCCACTGTTCGCGTCGTTATCAGCTTGGGCTAGTGCGACCTTTGGGCGCTGTCCCTGTGCGCCTGAGATTCTCACGCATTGGTAAGCGGCCTCGGTTAAGTCTGCGCCTGTTTTGTTCACCACACGTATAAACTGCTCTTGACCCAATTGGAGATTGACGTTACCTCCCTTTAGACCAACGTCAATAGTCCCGTCGGTATCGTTCCATCGCATACGCCCTACCGCGCCCGTAGTTGGGGCAGTGGTGGAAATATCAAGGTAATCAGTTTTTACGTGATTGTTTACCGGGTCAGGTGCGATATATTCCAGATTCTTAGCTAGATTATCAATAGCGTCTAATGATTGGTTGGCTTTTGTAATAGCAGTGCCAGCGTCTGCTATCAGTTCGTCAAACCCTTTGGGGCCAATGTCGTCAACAATTGCAAACAGATTCTCAAACTGCTTTATAGATTCGTGATCCTTGAGAAAAGCAGCGAGCTGATTGCGTGTTAGGTTAAGGGTCCTCATACGCTCAAAGCCTCTAATTGAGCCTCTAGCCTTGCGAATGATAGATGCGCATCGGTAGTGCCGTTAAACCGCTGTATTCGCCAATTACGCATTGAACCCTGCTTAAACCACACCAAGCGTTTAGTCCTGTTGCCAATTTTTCCAGCGCTTATGGTTTTGGGTTGGCTCCAAGTTATTCCATCAATGGAGTAGGACGTGCTGATTAGTGGATCCGCTCCAAGTGCCACCCGTCCAGTGAGTGCGACAAGCTCCAGCTGATTGAAAATAGCGCCCATGCCAGCGTTGTAAGTAATCGACGTTCCAAACTCCCATCGAACTGTAGCGCCCCAATGAGTGCCCAATGTGTCGGTAAAGTACCCAACACCTGATCCAGATATGTCACCGACTAGCCACTTGTCATAAGCCCATACGAGGTTACGCGCTCGATATTGGCTAAATCCTGTTAACGAACTGGTGAGTGTGAACCAGACGCTAGTTTGAAGCGCCTGCGATGCGGCCAGGTCATACACCATCGTTCTATCAGGAAGATGAACATATAGATATTGGTGTGATCTGTCGGTGCGAGATTCAATCTTTACGCCTTGCAATTCGACTTCGGTGAACTGTTGTAGCACTAAATCAACCTCGGACGTGCTGATTTTGGTCGCTGTTGCGTTAGCACCGAGATAGATGCCGGGCGATTCGTTTCTGCCGCTGCCTAAGAATGCGATGGTTTCAGCGAATACGCAACTTCCATGAGTGCCGATAGCGCCCTTTTGAATCTGAGCACCAGATACCCGAGCGAAGGGAAAGAAGTCCCCGCCCACGTTGTCGAACACTTCAATGGTGTATCGGTTCAGTGCGTAAACTTCATTGCGGAGTTTGATAAGCGCATTGATAGGGTCCGGGTCGCTCTCGGATGATCCATACTTTAGTGGGTTGACTGAGGTGGGGTCGTTTAACTCAGTGACAATCAGAAACTCGCCGTCAGTGGTTAGAAAGTATCCATCAACCCAACAAAAATCTACCACTGGACCTAGGTCACCGTCAGTCACTTGAGTGAGTGTTGATCCGTTCCAATAGAAAAGACTATCGTTAGAAGCAATGGCGAGGCGGTCGAATGAGTAATCCATTACGACTAACCCAGAGCCGCCAACGTCACCCAATGTGGTCACGGTTCCATTACTAGCCACGCTGACTAGCTTTGTGCCCATTACCCGATAGCATGTGCCGTTCCAATTGATTCCGCCACGGTCAGCGCCTGGGCCTGTACCTTGGGAGGCAATGCCATCCGCAGGGCGTAAGTATCCCTTGCTGATTCCATTCTCTACCGGAGTAGGTATCAGGTTGACCGGGTAAGCAGTCCGAAAGTCCGGCCCTGCATCCGTGTAGACCCCATTCAGAATCGGCACTTGCATTTAGATGCTGCCCGTGTGAATGTTCAAAGTAGTGCCAGCGGCTGAAATATAAGCAATGTTCGCGTGCCCGTCAGCCTTCTGAATGATGGTTACGCTATTAGGTAATAGGGCTAAATCAGCAGTGGTTGCGGTTTGTGCAGCCTCACCTACTCGCACGTAGCAGATATTTGCCCCGCTGTTAGCCAATCTAATAGCCGTATCTTGACTGTTGATTGCAGAGTTAGCCGAACCCGCTGCGGGGGTTACTACCAGATTGCCGCCTACTCGTGGGCGAAATTGTGTGCCGAATGTCATGTTGATTCTCCTTGTTTAGCCAATGCGCCAGTTAGTTCCATCATGGAACACTGGGACGGTATTTGAGCCTCCACCCACTACTACCGCACCAATTCCCGCTGTGAGCGTCTGTGTGGCGTTGTTTACGCATGCCCTGGTTCCTGCTGTACCTGTTGGCAGGCTTGCAACGGCTACGGGGGTTGTTTTTACAAAATCAGTCAGAGTGATTGACGTACCTGCTGCACTGCCCAAGTTTGCCGCAATGTAAGACAACAATAGCGAAATACTGGACTTGCGAGCATCGCCGTTGCTTGTAGAAAATACGGGCAGTTGGTCGCCGCTGCTCAGTGCGTCCAAACTGGATAGTTGGTTGATAGTGGTCATGTGAACCTTAGTTGAAGTCGATAGCGCTGTCATTACCCGCCAACAGAGGGTCAGTTGGCGGTGACAGATATGGAATATCTATGAACTTGTTACCAGCGCCAGAAGGCATAGAGCCTGGCAGTTGTAGCTCCAACGGCATGGCATGAATAGCGGCCAGTGTGTTCAATGCGTCTTTAGCTGTTGCCTTGGTGTCGTTGTTAACCATCTTCCCATAACCCGGTGCGAGCTTAATCGCTAGGTTGGTGATAATGGCTTCATTGGCAGAATCTGGGACGGTTGTCTCTTGGTCTAGGTCGCTATTCTCAGGGCTTGTGGGGATTGGATAACCCACCCTAATGCCCTTGGCGTTCCATAGGGCCATCATCGAATCTAATCGACGCAATGCACTCTCGTACTGTTCGGGAGAGATATCGAAGTCATAGGCCGAGATTCCTATTTCCTCAAGTGATGCGTTGATAAACTGCCGTTTTGTGTAGCTCACAATAATCCTTCGATTTTCTCAGCCAGTTTTTTATCAGTTGTCCTGCCGTCGAACTTGATATTCAGTTCATTAGCTTTTTGCTCAAGCTCTGCCCTTGTTGGGGGTGAATCACTAATAGGCACTTCGATTTTAACGGCTTGCTTTTTGATTTTCTTTTTTGAGAGCTTCTTCTTGCGCCATTCAGCTATCTTTTTGTGAGAATACGCACTCTCACCCGCAGCGGCTGTGGCTAGTTCAATCGTCGCAAACCATCCGGCTTCGATAGCTTGGTCATATTCGGTAATGTCATTCGCAGTCTGACAACTCCACGATAACCCATTGGTCATGACGTAAGAGCCTGGGCAGCGGTAAACGTGAGTAGGGAAAATCATAGGTAAAAAGGAAGGGCCGAAGCCCCTCCTAATTCACTTTACTGATTGAACAGTAACACGCCGGACATCTCTGGCTGCTTGTTCACCACACCGAACAATGTATCCAAGCGGTACTTGGTGGTCATTGTGTCGATGTCGTAGAACTTTTGCATTACCAGCTCGATGCCTTGATCGGTAGCTGCACGCATCACCGCCACACCAGCGTCACCGGGTACGGCATAACGTCCTGGCAGGATCTCGATTGCATCCTTTTGCCAGAATGGGTTAATGCTCGTTGCGTTGTTGTTCAAGAACACGATTGCAGCGGTAGCGGATGTGCTTGCCACGTTGATGTTCTTGTATGCCAGTTCAGCATCCGTTGGGGCAGAGTTAGCGCCAATCATCGGGGGGCTGATCGTCATTGTGGTGCCAGAGTCAACCGAGATAACTCGGAAGGTCTTAAGCTGGCCAGTAGACGACTTGGTGATGTGGTGCACTGCCTCGATACCAGCAACGGTAAACGCATCGCCAGCAACGATACCAGCGGTAGCCGATACGGTAACCTGTTGGAAGCGGTTGTCAACGTTCAGCTTTCCTGCTACCGAGTTAGTAGTGGCAGCGGGAACGAATCGAACTTGCGCACCGTTGGTAGCGATAGTTGCAGAGCCTGCCTTAGCTGCGATGCGCTGTGCGTAGTCAAGTTTGTAGGTCTCAAAACCTGCAACCATGCCAACGTAGGAGCGCTCATAGGCCTTGTCAGACTTAGCATTACCGAACGAACGTGTAGACGCTGCCAAATTGCCTGCCAAACCGTTGTAATCACGGCTAGACAATGCCAGATAGCGGTCATAGTTCGGAATGCCCTGCTCGTTCATGATGGTGTCGCACAAAGCTACATCGTCATAGTCACCAGCAGCGCCAGCGGTTGCGACAACCAAAGTGCCTTGAGTTGCGGCCACGTTCATAACTGCCACGTTAATATCGCTTGCCAGTTTTTGCTTGGCAGCGTCACCCAAACGGCCTTCTTGCAACGCATCGCGCAACTCTTTAGCGTTCAACTTCCATGCGGATGTTTTGCTAAATCCGAGCGTGGCGGGTACGCTCAATTGAACCATGTCGTCGTAGTTGGACGAGATAGAAGTGCCTACAGTGCTGTCAAAAGACTGGGCAATGTAAGGCTGTGGTCGCCAGATAGTGTCACGCGCACGCTCCATTGTCTGAGAGTCGGTGTTAAATGTTGCTACTGCTTTGGACAGCACCAGTGCGTCTTGGAAGCCTTCTAGGAGGGTTTCAAAAGCTACGCGCTCTTCTTTGCTAAATGCGTTAGGCATATCAATTCCTTAAAAATTATGTTGCTTGCTTTTGCCGTTTGTAGGCGATCACTTTGGTGTAATTGCCTGACTTTTCGGCATCAGCCCGTAGTCGTTCAAGTGTGGAATCCACTGATCCAGAGATTCGAGAATTACCATTCACGGGTTTCTCAGGAGGTGGGGCTGCTTTGTTTCGGTTCGTTACCTTCAATTGAGTCTCCAGTTTCGCTACCGCAAAAGCAAACTTCACGGGGTCTTTGATAGATTGCAGTTCCTGCGCACGTTTTGGGTTTTTGCCCAATGCGTACACAAGCAGCGCGGGGTT